CAGATTGGGAGTGCAACCGCTGGCGCAAATCGGGCTTCTATCAAGCCCAGTTCCGCCTTGCCGCACAGGTCAAAGACCCGACCCTTATCCATGTGTTCCTGCATCGTATGCCGAAAGCCCGTAACCTTTACGGCTCCTGCTGCGAACTGAACACCTACACCGCTTGCAGCACGAACCCTGATTGCTACTCCTGCGAAGGCGTTGGCGACATCGTTGCTCCCTAACCCATAATCCCCAACTGAGGGGCGGGAAAACTCCCGCTCCTCTATGGGGGAAAGGAATAATAAAATGGCTTGCTTCACAGACCTTCGTTACGCAGATCGCTCCTATCAATTCGTTATCACGCTTGCGAACGCCGCTGGTATTACTCCAGTTGGCCTCGGATGCTACAGCGCGATGAATGACTCTGGTAAACTCTACCAGTTTTACATCTCGCTTGCGACGATTGCTGGAGTTGAATCTCCTGTAACACAAAACTGCTTTGAACAGCTAACAGAAGACGCTCAAATGAATCTCACTAACGAGGCTCTTGCGTCTGCTTTTGCACTCTAACAAAAAACTAATTAAATAATATGTCTAATCGACGCCCATATACTCCTGATCGGGTCGCTTTGTTCGGCCCTCAAACCATCAACCTCTTGGAAGCTGGTAACGCTGTCCTCGTTCGTCTCAACGATCAAGACACTCGTTTCATCGTTCAAGATGTCATCCTCGAAACTGTATACGCCAAAGGAACCACGGCCACCGATCCTCAAGTTCGCGCCACCGATGGAACCTCTGCGATTACCTCGACCCTCACCATTACTGACGCCCTCGACAATGTTGGCGGTGCGAATTACCTCGCACTCGTTGCCAACCCTGTCCCTGTTGTCAGCGGAACCGACACCCTAACTCTTGAGAAGGTTGTTGTTGGTCTTGGTCAAGCTACGGCTACCCGCGCTCGCACGAATGGTGTTGCAACCATCGTGACTGGTGCTGCTCATGGCTTCACTACTGGCGACTCTATCACCATCGCTTCGATGACTGATACCAGCTTCAATGCTGTGGACGCCTGCGTGACTGTTGTGAATTCGACCACCTTCACCTACGATAACGCTGGTGCTGATGTGGTTTCTGGTGCTGATACCGCTGGACGAGTTGGCGCACTTAAAGTGAACGCCTTCGCCATCGGCATCTACTGGTAATATCGTTAACGATAATCTAGGAGTGCGGAGGTTCAACCCCTCTGCACTCCAAAACCATTTGATTTGCTATGCCTACTATTTCTCAATCCTGCTTTACAGACCTAACACCAGACAAGCAAAACTATGACATCTATACTGCCATAGCTAATCTCCAAGGATTTCAAGTTCCAGAATATGATGAGATCGACATTACATATTATGGAGCAACAAACAATATTGCCACAGTTCAATATTTGAATGGCGGAAATCCCGTTGCAACTTTGACTCTGACCTATGCTGTTCAGCCTCCAATTGCCAATGACGCAAATCTGACAACTGTATCTATAGCATATCCATAAAATATGGCATTTAAGTTCAATCCATTTACTGGTAAACTTGATATTGATATTGGAGCCAGTGCTGGTTTAGGAGCCACAGGAGCTACAGGCCCGTCTGGCGGCCCAGTAGGAGCTACAGGTTCTACTGGAGCAACTGGAGAACAAGGAGCTACAGGCTTTGGTTCTACAGGAGCGACTGGTATTCAAGGCGCAACCGGATTGCAAGGATCAACTGGAATTGGCGCGACAGGATCAACTGGAATAATTGGATTAACTGGAAGCACGGGAGCCACAGGAGTTGTTGGAGCAACAGGAGAGGGAGCCACTGGAGCAACGGGCATCCAAGGTGATGTTGGTGCTACGGGAGCAACAGGAGTTACTGGAAATGTTGGAGCAACAGGATTGCAAGGAGTCCAAGGAATTCAAGGAATTCAAGGATTAACCGGATCGACTGGTGATACAGGTTTGCAAGGCTCAACAGGAGCTACAGGTTTATCTGGCGATGTTGGAGCTACAGGTTTAACGGGAGCCACAGGCGCGACTGGTTTAAATGGTGAAATCGGCGCAACTGGACTCACTGGTAATGATGGAGCGACTGGAATCCAAGGAGAAGCTGGCTCTACAGGAGCTACAGGTGTAGTTGGTGGTCAAGGATCGACTGGTGCAACAGGTGTTTCTGGAAACGATGGAGCCACTGGTTCTACTGGCGCGACTGGTGTAAGCGGAACTGATGGAGCTACAGGTGCGACTGGCATCCAAGGTGATGCTGGCGCAACAGGTGCTACTGGATTAACTGGGGATCAAGGTTCCACTGGAGCTACTGGAGTAACTGGTGGAGAAGGAGCTACGGGAAGCACAGGGGCAACTGGTGTTGGTGCTACAGGAGCTACAGGAACTGCTGGCGTTGAAGGCGCAACTGGGGCTACCGGAATTGTTGGTGCTGACGGAGCCACAGGTGCTACTGGTATAGGCGCAAGCGGTGCTACGGGAGCTACAGGTCCGCAAGGAGCAACAGGATTGACTGGTGCTGGTGGAGCCTCTGGTTTTTACGGATCATATTTCAGCAATGTAGATCAAACTGCTGCCGCTATTAATACTGCATATGCAATGACAGTAAATAATGTCATCGGGGAAAATGGCATTTCTGTTGTTAGTGGATCGCAAATTACTTTTACAAGTTCTGGAACATACGACATCCAATTCTCCGCTCAATTGCATAACAATGGCGGTGGAGGTTCTGGTAGCACAGTTCAAATCTGGTTCCGTAAAAATGGAACTGATATTCCAGATTCTGCAACAAGAATTGCCGTCCCAACAAATACTCCGTATTCGGTAGCTGCATGGGACTTCATGGATAATTTTGCTGCTGGAGACAATTTCCAGATCATGTGGTCAACTGACAATGCCAATATCAGCATTGACAGCAATACAGCAGTTGCACCAGCACCCAATATTCCATCTGTCATCATCACAGTAATGCAGGTGATGTATAACCAGCTTGGGCCTCAAGGTGCTACTGGACTTACAGGTGCTACTGGTGCTACTGGCCCATTAACAAAATCTCTTATTCGATTTACTGGATATGGAAGCAACCAGCCTCCAGCGACTAATTTCGCTACACTAGATACTCGCAACTCTATTGCAGTATTAGACTTTGACGATACGACAGACGAGAGCGCAATCTTTGTTTCCGTATGCCCACAAGGTGCAAACCTCGCAAGTGGTCTTTCAATTACATTAATCTGGACAGCTTCAACTGCTACATCTGGAGCTTGCGTGTGGGATGCCTCGCTTGAGCGCATGACCACAGATATTGACACAGATTCATTTGATACAGCAGCAAGCGTAACAGCAACCACAAACGCTACAAGTGGAGTGCCAAATTATTCTACAATTACTCTTACTACGATTGATTCTCTTACGGCAGGAGATGGTTTCCGACTAAAAATCAATCGTGATGCTAACAACGGAAGCGATACAATGACGGGCGATGCCGAACTCATCGCAGTCGAAGTAAGGAGCGCGGCGTAACATGGCAAGGGGATTTGCCACAAATCAACAGATTAACGGCACAACAACTGTTGCCAAAAATCTTACTAATTTCTCAATGGCTGCATGGATAAACAGGCCATCTCTCGGAACGCTTCAAGCTGTGGGTTTTATTGAGTCTCTTAATAATTATTTAGGTATTTATTGTCCCGGAAACAACACTTTTCAATTTTTAAATGCTAATGGTGGAACTGCATACGCACAAGTAAATTCAAATTTAACTGGATTTAATCACATCGCATTTACATTTAACGGAACGGGTTCAGGAAACGCTAACAGATTGAAGGGTTACATAAATGGAATAAATCAAAATCTTTCATTTTTAGGGAACCCTATACCAACGACAACAAGTAACAGTTCAGGGTTAGAAAATTTTAGGATTGGTCGCGTTCAAGCCACTGGCGAATGGTCAACAGGAAGTTTTGCAGAAATTGGAATGTGGAAAACAACCCTAACCGCTGAAGAAATTGCATCCCTTGCCAAAGGCATGACCTGCGACAAGGTGGGTTCTCAGTCGTTGGTCTATTACACGCCTCTTGTAAGAGAAATTCAAGATATTTCTCTTGGAATGACATTAACAAATACTAACACCACAGTAGCAACCCATCCAAGAGTATATGCCTAATTATTTCAACAATACTACATTTGATCGTAAGGATATTGACCAAGAATTGATTGATCTTTGGGTATCTACAGACAACCCTAAACTTGGTGAATATACACTTACTCCACCACAACCCGAACCAGATGCAATTTGGGGGCCGGGATATTGGATTATTCCTCCTCCTCCAACATATACTGCAAATGCTTGGCTTGAAAAAGAAGGGTATGGGCCAACTCAATTAGTCACACTACTTGACCTCACGGCACAACTTCAAGCGGCAGGAAAATCATCTGCTAAACTAAACGCAGTTAAAGCGTGGACAAACCAAATTCTTGCAGAGTATGTGAATAACGCAGAACCTAAAGCTGATTGGGGATATGCTCCATTTGGATTTAACGAGACTGTAACAGAAGCATATAATGAGCTTGCCATATAAACAGAAACTAATAAATTAAATTTATGGGGCTAACATTCAATCCCTTCACAGGAAAATTCGATTATACTGGAAATTCTGGTCTTGGAGCTACAGGAGCTACAGGCCCGTCTGGCGGCCCCATAGGAGCTACAGGCGCAACTGGTGAAGGATCGACAGGTGCAACTGGTGTAGGATCGACTGGAGCTACTGGACTAGTTGGATCAACTGGTGTTGAAGGTGCAAGTGGTGCGACTGGAGCAACAGGAACTCAAGGTATAATCGGAGCAACTGGCCCACAAGGAGTCCAAGGAATTCAAGGCCCAGAAGGATCAACTGGAGCCACAGGTCTTATTGGATCACAAGGCAGCACAGGGGCTACAGGTATACAGGGAGATGTGGGATCGACAGGAGCTACTGGCATTGCTGGGACTAATGGCTCCACAGGCGCAACAGGATTAACTGGCTCAACTGGATTAGATGGCAGCACGGGTGCTACTGGTGTCGGCTCTGCGGGAGCAACAGGAGCCACTGGCCCAGCGGGGACGATTCCAGCAAATGTAGTTCAGAACAACCAAACTGACGCAACTCCAGTCAATACTCTTCGCGCTATTACTCAAGCAGAGTTTGACGCCATTTCTCCGAAAGACCCAAATACGATCTACTTCATTAAACCATAATGTCTACCTACATCAAAGCATATCTTGGGACGCAGCCATTATTCACATCAGATGCTTCGACATGGGTTCGTCCTGCTGATTGGTTAAATCTTCCTACCGCTTCAGCAAATACTGTTAGAGGATTACACGCAGTATTTAATAATACTACGAACTTTGCAACTGTTCGTATGCAGACATCTAATGGTGCGGCTTATACGATTGACTGGGGTGATGGTATTGTTGAGTCCGCTGCAAGTAATACAATAATGCAGCACAATTATGTGTGGAGCAATGTTTCTTCCGCAACGATTACCTCTGGCGGGTATCGTCAAGCACTTGTAACTATCACTCCTCCATCTGGAGCAACATTCAGCTACGCTAACTTTGGTGATAAATATTCATCTGGAGTAACAATTCCTGCCACTACTCGATTTTCTTCTGGGTGGTTGGACATGAATATCAACCTTCCAAATCTAACTTCTGGTCAAAGGCTATTAGTTGGCTCAAATTCAATTAGGCATGGATTCCTTGAAAGAGTAAACATCACTTCTTGGGGGGCTATTACAAGCTCAAGCAATATGTTTTCTTCGTGCGCTGCATTACGGGAAATAAATTCAGCACAATGGAATACAACCGCAATCACGGACATGAGTTCAATGTTTTTTGAGTGCTGGGGGCTGCAAGTTCTGGATGCAAGCACATGGAATACTGCGTTAGTAACAACGATGAACTCAATGTTCAGGTCTTGCTATTCTTTAATTGAAATTAAATGCTCTGCATGGAATACAATAGCATTGCAGAATCTAGGATTTTTTTGCTTCGATTGTCGTGCGCTTTCACGCATTGATGTTTCTGCATGGAACACGGCAAATGTCACAACGCTTCAATTTGCATTCAATTCATGTGGAGCATTGCCAGAACTTTCTATTGGAAGCTGGACACTCACCAATCTCACAAATGCTCTTGGCGTTGTTCGTGACTGCTGGAATCTGCGCGATACGAATATCACAACGCTATCCTTGCCAGCGGCAACAAACATGAATCAGATGTTTGAGTTCTGCTTTAGCCTTCCAACGATTGGAACTATCAATGTTCCATCAGGCGCAAGCACAACTGCTCTTTGCTCTGGGGCGCAATCTCTCAAATCCGCAGGATTTATCGGCATCAACTCATCAACGAGCTTTGCAAATTGTATGCTATCTGGGCCAGAACTCGACGCCATCTATACTGGCCTATCCGCAACTGGAGCAGGAAAGACGATTACTGTTACAGGAAACTTTGGAACAGCAACGCACAATCCAAGTATTGCCACCGCAAAGGGCTGGACTGTGACAACCTAATCTTATGGAAGACACATCTGGATTCTACAAATTGGATGGAGAAGAACTTCTGTTCGCTCCAAATGGCGTTTACAATCAGAATTTCACTCTTCTGCGCGAAGAAAAAGATTCGCACACATATCCAGTAGATGGATGGAAATGGTTTAATTCTAAAGAAGAAGCTGAAACGAAATTGAAGTAATGCCAATTAAATTCGGAACATCTTCTCTTTCCCCGGTAACATCAGATATTGCACAATACGCAACTGATCGACTTCCTGTTTCTGCGAGCAATGGAGAATTTATTTATTGCCCAGATGGGAATGGAATGACTGTTCCAAACACAACTCCAGTCTATGGCTCGTATGCCTACCGCAAAGACGGAGCTTGGATTAAGACAAACAATACCAATCTTATTGCAAACGCTGGATCGCTATGGAGTGGAGCCTTTGCACAATTCGATCCTACCGCTGCTGGCAACGGGCCATTCAACCCGACAATAATTTCTGACACTACTGCTGGAGGGGTTCGCAGGCGGCAAATTTACATAGACATTACATTTGCTGGACTGACATTTAATATCTACATCATCTATCGTGTTCCAACCAGCACTCCACCAGTAGGAGGATTCCCATGTCTATTTACTGCATCTGGATGGCAGCAAGGACCGCAAGAGTTTCCATCATACAACACTGCGGGATGGGCTACATTTGGGTTTGATTATGCGGGTCAAAAAGATGATGGATCGCCATGCACGGATTATCCGAATGCGTTAGCATATGGAAGGCATCTTACATCGCAGGGCGGATACCAAATCAATACGACATTGCAAGATGGAAGCCAGATTTCCGATCCTCGGCAGACAAGTGAATACCTGTGGCATTCAGTAATGCGTAGGGCTTTTGAGTTTCTTGTTACCCAGCCAGAGATCAATGTTAATCAAATCGGAATGCGTGGGCATAGCTACGGAGGGACGATTGCGTGGAATATGGCTATGGAGCCTCGGATGAAAGCTATCGTAGCATATTTCGGAAACGGGTGGACTACATATTATAGGGACAAACTTCTTTGGAAATATCAAATACCAGCTACATCATATCCAGCTTGGTTGTCTGGTGAGAAAATCTATCTGAATGCACCAACCTCCGAAGCAATGGCAAAGTATGCCAAAGTTCCAATGCTGCTTATCAATGGATCAGCAGATCATCATGGAGGACACGACAGGGTGGACGATACTTTCGATAAGATACCCGCTGGAGTTCCTTGGGATTTCTCGCATGACGCGAACAAAGGACACAATGTATCTATAAATGTAGGCAACGAACTTCTGTGGCTTAACAAGTATGTTCTTGGTTCTGCTATTACTTGGCCGAAGCGTCCTAGTTCGTGGTTGTCCAAGGTGTCTGGGACTTGCCAATTCAATGTCCAGCCAGATACAACGCTTCCAATTTCTTCTGTTGAGTTCTGGAAAGCTGAAGTGGAGCCATTCAATGTTAGCCGTGTTTGGTCTAGCGTAACAACGACGAATGACGGGCGCACTTGGATTGGCTCAATGCCAGTAGCGGATAATGCTAAATATCTCTTTGCTTATGCAAATATCATCTATACAAATGGAGTTGTTACCTCAACAAGATTCAATGCAGTAATTCCTAATAAACTAAATTAACAATGAACTCAGATAGCGGATTTTCACATGGAACGGGGTATGCTGGCACGATCTATAGCGTGCTTGCAGTTGCAGTATCTATGCTCCCAGAACTTGACATTTGGTTCCGTATCTTAGCCTCTCTGAGTGCGATTGCTGCCGCATGGGTGTCTATCTACATAATGCTTGCTCGTTTCAAGAAAGATAAGGATAAAGACAAGTGAAATCGCTTGGAATAATTCTGCTTGCGTTTGCGCTTAATTCATGCGTCAATATTCCAATACCGCCAGCAGGACAGAATCAAGGTAAGCTCGGTTCAGTTCAATTAAAGCTGGCAGTATCCTACATTCCATACATCGACCCAGATAAACCAAAAGAAGATAAACCCAAAGAAGACCCAAGTGTGATGTATGCTTGGGAACACTTCTCAAAAACAATAAAAGACAAATAATATGAAAATCGTAAATACAGTTCTTGAACGACTCAGCGAGAATAGCACATGGCGTGGTTTGATTTTGGTAGCGACTGCTCTCGGCGTAAAACTTGATCCTTCGATGCAGGAAGGCATTCTTGCGGCTGGATTGAGCCTCGTTGGACTCATCAATATCATCCGAAAAGATAAAAAATAAATGTTAGAAAAACTAATTGCCATTGCGGAATCGCAAGTTGGCGTTAGAGAAATTGGCGGCAATAATCGCGGAGATAAAATCCGTGAATATCAAACCGCAACAGACCTTGCTCCGGGTGCTTGGCCTTGGTGTGCCGCTTTTACGGATTGGTGCATCAAGGAATGGCTTGAAGACTCTCAAGTTGTTAAATGGCTCAATCTGAAAAACAGAACTCCCGAAGAGTGGCGACCAAAAACTGCGCTTGCTTATGGCTTAACTGCATGGGCAAAAAAGCGTCCAAATACTACTCGTATTTTCACTGAAAAAGATAAAGCAAAACTTGGAGATATTGTGACATTTGATTTCTCTCATGTTGGTTTTGTTGTCAGTGACAATGGAATCTGGATAGAAACACTAGAGGGAAATACGAATGGGAAAGGCGAGCGAGATTCAGAGTCTGGTGATGGCGTTTGGAGAAAAATAAGAAAAAAAACTCTTGTAAAAGATTTAATTCGTATTAATCCAAGCGGCTCCATCAATAAATAAATGGCAAACATAAATCATAAGTGGAAGCGGATACTAGCTGTGTCTTGCTCCCATGCAAAATATTGTGACAAGGAAGCACTCAATAGTGTTTTAAATTTCCAAAGTGACTTCAAACCGCATACCACAATTCATCTAGGAGACTTCGTGGACCTAACAGCCCTAATGGCTGGAGCAAAAGGTTCAAGTGAAGCAGAGCCGCTTATCCCAGACATTGATACAGGCTTGATGCACCTAAAGATGCTGAAAGCAAATATTGTGCTTTGTGGAAATCACGAAGACCGCGCATGGAGGCTGCAAGCAAGTAATAATGCTGTTGTAGCTCATGCCGCATACAAGATCGTTGAAGCGATTAGCGAGTGTTGCAAAAAACTTCGCGCTCCGCTTATTCCTTGGGATGGAGTTTTTCAGATGTTTGACATCGCAGACATTGGATTTCAGCACGGAGTATTGTTCAATGAAATGGCTGCTCGTGATACGGCTGAAGCATTCTGCAATAGCACAAGGCGTAAAATTGTATTTGGTCACACGCACAAGGTTTCTATGCAATCAGGTCGCAATCTAGTTGGCGGAACTGGATACAACATTGGCTCCCTCACAAATAGGTCAGCAATGGACTATGCAAAAGGGCGCAGGGCTACGCTTGCATGGCAGCAGGGCTTCTTGTGGGGTGAGTATTGCGAGGAACTAAAGCAATCTTGCATTCACATTACAACCCGTGAGGCAAATCAGCCTTGGAGGTTGCCATGACGCCGAATGATTTCCTAAAAATCATACAGCAAGAATCTATGCCATTGGATGTAATTCCTGATGGTTGGTATTCCGCTATTGAATTAACAAAAATGTGGAGTGTGACTATCAGTAATGTCCAGAAGAAAATCAAAACTGGAAAAGAACTTGGATATGTTACAGAGAAGAAGTTCTTGATTAAAAGAGATCGCATAATGAGGATTCCTCACTACAAATTCCATGAAAAAGAAAATAATCAAAAAGACAATCAACGGAAAGTCATGGAAGATACGATTGGGTCACGCAGGAAAAACAAACGGAGTCGATAATGATGGAATTTGTGACTACTCAAGTAGAACTATTTTCATCAATCCAAAATGCGAAAGGTCAATGTTAAATGTTCTATGCCATGAATTGCTTCATGCGAGGTTTCCCGACCTTGAGGAAGAAGCAGTCGAAGATATGGGGACGCTTCTGGCGGAAAGTTACGAAGAAATGGAACAAATTTCTTGATATGTTTTGACAAAGTAATTTCAAACAATTAAATCAACGAAAATTATGTCCTGCAATTGCAATAATTCCACTTACAGCAGCACTTGCTGCCCCGACACTCCATATCCACAGGTTTCACCGGAGTCCGTTCCTTCTTTGATTTCTAATCTTGTTTATGCTCTATATGGCACGATTAACAAGACTGTGGTTAATGGTCGCGTAGTTTGGGATATTCCTTGTGATCCAAATAACACAACAGAGGTGGATGACATTCCTCGTGAAGAGGGCGAGGGATTGCTTTGCTACTTGCTTCGTTTGTTTTCTAATTCACTTGATGGATATGGAACATTCTTACGCTGGGGATTTACTGGTTCTGGTCAATCTGCATTCACTCTGACTGGAGCTTATCAGCCAGATCGAAATGCATATTTGGCATATATTGATGGTGTTGTCCAAGACCCCATTAGTTACACTATTTCTACTTCATTGCCGCGAGTTTTAACACTTGATACATTCCTCCCAGCAGGCTCAATTTTGACTATTGTTGAGCTTTCGAGCCGAGCTGGTGCGACTGGAGCCACTGGCGCTGTTGGAAGCACTGGAGCAACAGGAATTCAAGGAAATATTGGAGCATCTGGAGCAACGGGATCAACTGGTCTTCAAGGAGCAACTGGACTTGGGTCAACTGGCGCAACAGGAGTTATTGGCGCAACTGGTATTAGGGGCGCAACTGGCGCGACTGGTGCTGGATCAACTGGCGCAACTGGAATTCAAGGCGCAACAGGAGTTGCAGGTTCAGCAGGCCCGTTTGGTGGTGTTCGTTGGGCTTATACGGGTAGCAATAATACCACATTTAATATTTCAGGGAATACGACAAACAACCCATTAGCTTATTCAGTCAACATTGATGGCGTTACTCAAGACCCTGTTAATTACTCAATCAGCGGGGCAATCTTAACAATGTCGTCACCTATTCCATCAGGATCGCAAATTGTAATTATATCATTGAATGGAATTGCTGGAGCAACTGGAATTAAAGGTTCAACTGGTGCGTCTGGAATTTCACAGGTCATTGTTCGTCAAAGTTTTACATCGCATGACATTGATACTGGATATAAGCAATTTTACTATACTCCAGATGCCCCTATTGGATGGACATACGGAACTCGACTTCGCGCAGTAGCTAACTCGGCATATCCTTATGACTGGGTTGAAGGAAATGTTATTGAGGTAAATAATTCTTGGGTAAAAATTCAAGTTGATACAGTCCAAGGCAGTGGAAATTTTGCTGATTGGGAAATCGGCATTGCTGGTGATGGAGGACTAGGTGCTACAGGCCCAACGGGAGCTACTGGAAGCACAGGGCCAGTTGGTGCAACAGGTGCTGGAACAACTGGTGCAACTGGAGTTGACGGCCCAACGGGAGCCACGGGAAGCACAGGGCCAGTTGGTGCAACAGGTGCTGGAACAACTGGTGCAACTGGAGTTATTGGCCCAGATGGAGCCACTGGATTAATTGGGCCTCAAGGTGCAACTGGTTTTGGTGCGACTGGAGCTACTGGGGCAACAGGCGTTCTTCCTCCTTCTAATTTTGGAAATGCATGGGCATATACTGGAGATGGCATTCAAACAGTATTTGCAATTACAGGTGGATTGTCTATACTTGCTACAGCATATCTTGTTTGCGTTGACGGAGTTTATCAGAAATCAACAAATTACACTATTGACAATGTAATCCCAAGAACATTAACTTTCTCGACACCAATTCCATCTGGATCGGAAATAACAATAGTATCACTATCAGTAGCTTAACAATCAAAAACAACTAACAAACAACTAAAATAGAAAAACTAAAATTATGCCACTAACTAAAGCAACACAAAATGTAATTACACCTAATATTGTAACTACAGATACAACACAGACGATCACAGGAATTAAAACAATTTCTACAAGTTCTACATCAACGGCACTAACAATCACGCAAACAGGAACTGGTGACGCATTCAAAATTGAAGATTCAACAAATCCAGATAATAGTCCATTTGCAATTGATAATGATGGAAATGTTGGAATTGGAACAACTTCTCCAGAAGCAAAATTGCATATTGTAATGACAGAGGGTTCAGCATCTGGTTATACGGGTAAAATATTAGTTGATAATAATTTTCAAAGATTATTTTTAGGAGCATATTGGGAACCATCGGCAGGACAACACGGAATTGTTTCAGCAATTGACGATTCTGGCGCAGGAACTCCATTGCTTTTAAATAAAGCTGGAGGAAATGTTGCAATTGGCAATATTAACCCATCATATCTATTGCAACTTGCAACTGACTCCGCTGCAAAACCATCAACAAACACATGGACAATTGCATCTGATGAAAGAGTTAAAGAAAATATCAAGCCTTTTACAAAAGGACTTGATGCTATTAATTCTATAAAACCAGTCATTTATGATTATAATGGAAATGCAGGATTTGAAAAAATTAAAAACAATGTAGGTGTAATTGCTCAAGAAATAAAAGATATTGTTCCAGAAGGCATTTCTACATTTAAAGCAAAATTAAATGAAAATGATTCTGAAAAAACAGAATTATATAATTTCAATTCTCATGCTTTGACTTATATTCTTATTAATGCAGTTAAAGAACTATCTGCTAAAGTAGCTGAATTGGAAGCTAAATAATATGCCATACACATCCAAAAAAGTAAATTTGCCAGAAGGTTTCGTTGACCTTGGCGAGGAAATGAAGCCAGCGATGGCTATAGAAATTGAGCGTGAACCATCTTCTGTTCACTATCCTTCTCTCTATTTCAGCAATGCTAAAGAGTTGATGGATTTTCCGAAAGAGGGGACTGCTGTCATTCACTTCAAGAAAGTCATGGAAAAGAAAGAGACTGTGATGCGCGATGGCGAAGAAAAGAAATGCTATTGCGTAGAACTTGAAATCCACGGCATCAAATCCAATGGCAAATCCAAGATGGAGCCAATGATGGAAGAAGAAGAGGACGATGAAGACGCTATTGAAAAAGGCTTGAAAGAAGCCGAGGGCGAAGAGGAAGAAACTGAAGAAGAATACGAAGATTAATTTTATGGCACAAGATAAAACCATGCCTCCAACCGAGGCTCCAACTCCAACACCAGAAGCGATGCCGGGGGAAATGGCCGCACCAACTCCTGACATGGCTGCTCCTGCTGGTGGTAAGGTTATGGTTCAAATGCCATCTGATGCTTTTGATTCTATCTACACCCTTGTCAGCCAGCTACAGTCTGGTCTTGAAACACTCAAAGCTGAAGTTGACGCTCAAAAAGGTGGGGAAGCCGTTGCTGTTGCCGAAGAAATGGCTCCAGAGGCTGTTGCTACCGCTGAAGACGAAGAGTTTCTTAAATCACTTGCGGCAGAAGGTTCGATGCGATAATGTCGCGCCATGTTTGTCTCGCAAATCTTTGAGGAATGTGCTGAAATTCTAGGAACGACTGACGAAAGTAAAATCTTTCGTAAAATTCAGCAGGCAGTAGCGACATTGATGGAGTCTGGTCACTGGACTCACTCTGTTGCTGATGTTGATGTATGCACAGGATGGGATCGTTGTTCTATCACGCTTCCTCGCAATATTGATGTTCCTCTTGCGGTCAACATTGACGGCTCTCCGACATACTTCCGCAATCGCCTATTCCAATACCATGTAAACAAAGGCGGAATGTTCAATTCCGTTGAATGGGCATGGGATGATCGCGGATATGTTGCTACACTCATGGACATCATTCAGCCTTCACAGCTTATCGCTGTTGCTGAGTTGGAGAATGATGTTGGCAAGACGCTTCGTGTTCTTGGCAACGATCAAGACAATCGAACACTTCGCTCGCAACTTGCGAATGGAACTGGCGTTGATGGCTTGCTTGTTCCAATTCACTCGCAAAGTGATTTTGCGTATGGAACGATTACTCCAGATGATGCTACTGTAAAGACCCGCAGTGTTGCTATAACGCCAATCAATCTCTTTACAAGCACAACTGCTCACGGACTATCATCTGGTCAAGGAATGAGCGTTACTGCGACAACTGGAACGATTCCTGTAGCATTGGAGAATGGCCAGACATACTACATTGGAGTAATCGACGCATATACAGTCCAGCTTTTCAATGATCCTCTGAATGCCCAAGCATTGCAATATCCAATAGATTTGCAGAGCATTGTCGGTGCTGGCAACTTGACATTCCGTGACACGCGAGAAGCAGAAGTTGTCACTGCGCTTCAGCTTTCATCTGCTCCTGCATTTACACTTGATACAGCTAACCAGCTCACATTTCCAACTGGACAGTCTCTTCCATCACCACTTAACTCAAATCAGACATATTATGCGAATGCAGAAGATGCTACGCATTTGACGATATTTGAAAGTGAGAATGATGCAAAAAAGAATATCAATCCAGTTTACACCACTGGAACGACTGGGCCAGTTCCTCCTGCGCCGGGAACTCTGTATGCTGATATTCGTAAACAAATTGATCCTCAGACAACTCTGACATTCTCTGTTCGCCACTACTACAATGATGGAGATCAAGTTCAAGCATTTACTGCATCTGGCACGCTTCCAAAGCCACTTATTGCGAATCAAAACTATTTCGTAAATGTTATTGATCCATTTATTGTTTCACTGCACGAAAATAAAGCAGATGCATTAGCTTCATCTCCTACAAATCTAATCAATCCAATTACAATTAAAGATTCTGGAAGCGGGACAAATTCCATTGTTAAGCTCATACCAGCGTCTGTTACTATAGGATCGGAATCTCAAATAACGGCAACTGGACTCAATATAGCTGCCCCATCTGGTTCTGGAGCGCAATTCCAAGCTATTACTGTTGGCTCTGTTGTTTCTGTTCAAGTTACTGCTGGAGGTTCTGGATATGGAGCAGCCCCAGATGTTACTTTTTCTGATCCTCCTTCGCCGCCACCGGGAAGCAATATAGAAACATCAACTGCCACTGGATATGCAATTATTGTGTCTGGCGCAGTAAACCAAGTAGTTATTACAAGTGCTGGGCTGGGATACTCTAGTCCACCAACGATTACCTTTAGTAGCGGTGCGGCAAAAGCATCTGCAAAAATACAAACTTCATTTATTTCTGGATTTAGAAAGATTTCAGGCGGATTGAATTATACTGAACCTCCACAAGTTAAAATAACTGGAGGAAATGGGAGTGGAGCAACTGCAACGGCAACAATAAATAGTAATGTTCTAAATGTTTCTTTACTTACAAGGTCTGGTTTTACTGCAACTGCCACAACATCATCCGCTCATGGTTATAGTGTCGGTCAGTCAGTAACAATTTCTGGAGCAATACCAAACGCGTATAATGGAACAAAAGTAATAACATCTGTTCCATTAACAACAATAAGTGGAGTAACTATTTCTAGGTCTGGAACAATTGCTACTGCCGTTACTCCAACTCCACATGATTATTCTACTGGAGATGTTGTTACTATTAGTGGAGCAACTCCTAGTGGATATAATGGAGCATTCGTAGTTACTGTTTATTCTAATCCAAATGAGTTTACTTACAGTGTAGCATCCACACTAACAACTCCAGCTACTGGAACTATTACATCTAGTGTCCCTGATCCAACTGGAACCACATTCCAGTATGCAATTGCGTCTGGAACAACAACTCCAGCAACAGGCACTATCACATCTTATTCTGGCGATGTAACACAATTAAATGTAGTTACATCTGGATTTGGATATACCGGAACTCCAACAGTTACAATATCTCCATCTACTGGTGTTTTTGTTGCATTTACATCAACTGGAACTCTTCCTGCTCCGCTTGTGTCTGGAACTGCATATCGCGCAGAATCTCCGCTAAATACTTCTACTGGAAACTTTACTGTTAAGGATGCTGACTTTAGTGATATTAACATCACTTCTTCTGGAACCGGAACATTGTATGTATCGTTATCTCGTGCATTCAGCGTAACATTTAATAACAACTGGGAGGGCGAGTTTACTAATCTTGCTACTGGACAAGAATTGTATTTTGGAACGGATTATCTACTTCCTAACACTAATCCATCTATTGATAATGGAGTAACACCATTTTATTTAAATAAGATTAACAATACGACTGGCAAGATTTACAATAGTCTAGTTAATGCTAATGCTGGCGGAACAACTGGTCTTATTACTGTTACATCATTTGGCTCTGGTCAATCTTATTACGCACTGAGAAAATCATTCCAGTCATTGCCATTTGGAAATGTGATTGTTCCTAGTGAAATCGAGTATCTAAATGAAGGTGAAATTGTAAGGTTCTCTACTACTGGAGTTCTGCCATCTCCTTTGATTTCTGGAACTGATTATACGATCAAACTTGAAGGAAATAAATTCAAGGTATATTCTGGAGTAACCCTGCAAGTTCTAACCACTCCGGGAAATGGTCAGTTGAGCGTTGACATTATTCGCACATTCAATGTCTCTCCATCTACGAGTATTGATGCTGACCAAGCCCACTTTAATACTGGTGATGCCGTTGTTCCTCGCGCCAAAGAAGGCGATGTGTTGCCAACTGGATTGACTGCTGGAACGACATACTACGCTCGCAGGCTAGATAACAATTCGTTTGAGCTTTACGATACGCTTGCTCATGCAAGAAATACTTCTTCTACTACTGGCCGCAAGATATACACGACAACTGGAGAAACTGTGGAATCAACATTCTTTGTTGACTCTGTAACATTGCCAACATTTGTGAAGTCTGTATCGCAAGTCGATAAGCCAATTACTGAAGGTTATGTTTCACTCTACGCTTACGATTATGGCCGTAGCAATGACATGACTTTGATCGGTCAATATCATCCATCTGAAGTTAATCCTCAATACCGCAGGATTCGCATTGGTAAGCCTTGTGCATGGGCTAGGATTTCTTATCGTATTCAGACTCCAAGTATCACCAGCATCTACGATTTCATTCCGCTGGAGCAAGAGCGAGCAATCATCACTGCTGTTCACGCCTGCGATTTGGAAGACAAAGACTTTGCGGATCAGTCCGCTCGTTACTGGCAGATTGCCTTTGCATATCTCAAGAATCAGCAAGAGAGCATTGATGGTCACGCAATGTCAGTCCCGCAAATAAATGCGATCACATATGGCGATACGACTGATCCAGTAATGTTCTAATGAAAAGCGCACAGATTACATCGGGCAGAGAAGTCAAGACTTCCTCTGGGTGGCTTCTAGGGGTTAATTCCGTTCGCAACCCGTGGGCATTGCCAGATAATCAAATCAAATGGGCAGTAAACTGTTCTGTTCGTGGTGGCATTATTCAGACTAGGCCGGGATATTCAATGCGCCTGTCCTTGCCTCCGGGCAACTTCCAAGGTGGAATTTTATTTTCTGCAAACAAGCAAGCCAGCGCATCAGACACAATCATTCAAAATGGAGTTACGAAAACCATTCCAGCGCAAATTTACAATCCAGATGGAACAACATCTTTGGCTGATGAATTGCCGTATGTATTGTTCGCGGTTAATGGTAATGTTTACTATTCTCCATTCCCAATTATTCAGCCAAAAAACTGGGAGGATTTTCGTCTAAAAAACATCAAGCTCGATCCATCTGTTGACCAATTTGTTTTTACATCAGCAACACAAACTGCACAGGTTTCAACTGGTGGAGATGTAACTGTTACTCCATCTCATCGTATCGTTGTGATTCAAGATGGGATTTCTGCTCCCGCATATTGGGATGGATCAAATCAGACTGGTATCCAGACTGCATCTATTCCTATTGGATACTGGATGGCATATAGTGGGAATCGGTTGTGGGTTGCCTCTAAAAATATTGTTCTTGCATCTGACTTGGGCGACCCCACATCTTTTACTGAAAGATTGACTGGGACTGGCCGTGGAGACTTTGCATTCGCTCGCGTTGTTACTGGAATGACGAACTATATCGGCCAGAACAATGACACGAAACTCGTTGTTTTTACGGATCGTGCAACATACTCACTTGCCAGTGGAATCTATGATCGAACGCAATGGGCAAGCACGGCAAACTTCCAGACTACCTTGTATCCTACGATTGGATGCGTTTCTGGAAAATCTATTGCGTTTCAAGCTGGTCAGCTTTGGTGGTATTCTCAAGGCGGATTGGTTTCTGCGGATGTCGCTGCATCTGCATACATAACATCTCAGTCTGTTTATCGAGATATTGAAATGGCAAGAGTCAAATCATACATGGCTGGAGATACCAGTAAGATTTGCGCGATGAACTTTGAGAACTATCTCCTCTATTCTGTCCCATACTTGGAGCCGTGCAACTCTGCTACAATGGTTCTTGATTATGCAGCGGCGGCAGAATGGTCTTCTCAAAGGACTCCAGCATGGTCTGGTGTATGGACTGGAACAAGGCCCGTAGAATGGATTTCTGGTGTGATTGACGGAACTCCTCGTTGTTTCCATTTCTCAGTTGACTATTCCGCAACAAATGATGGTTCATACAACCATCTCTGGGAGGCATTCACTCAGAATCGCGCTGATACATATTTTGATATTGATGTTGATGGTAACATTACAGAAAAGGTCAATCGTATTTATTCCCAGATGGAGACTGGACTTTTGGGTGATGGATTAGACTACAAGCAATTTCAATATGCAGAAATTGAGGCTTGCGAAATTGGCGGAACTGTGGATGTCAAAGTTTCGTATCGTGGCTCAAAAGGATCATATCAAAATATTCTTGAGACCAGATTGCTTGCTGTGACGGAAGATTATCAATGGGTCAATACTGACTACGCTGATGAGATTGCAAAATTAGGATTTCTGAACACGCAATACCGCAGGCTAGTTACTGAAAACTCTCAGCGCAGGCAATCAGCCATTACTTGCGAGTCCGTTCTTACAAGCGATATTGATAAAGCATTTTCCGTATTGATCGAATGGTGCGGGGAGTTCGGTGTAGAGGCACTTCGCATCTTCATTGATCCTTGGAGCGAGCGCAGCACAGGTGTTCCGCAAGCTCCAGAAACTAAATCTTGTGTTACATCTCAAGATGGAACAAGTCTTGAAATTGATTTGCTTCCCACTCCATTTGAGCAAGCTGATACAAGTCAAAAATCTTGGTGGGCAAAAGAATTTAGAACTGTCACCCTTTCCTGCACATTGAATCCAGCAAAATCAATTTCAGCTACTGCATCGGCAAGTTATCTTTCAAGCATTTCTCAAATTGATGCCAAGAATCAAGCTGGGGAATTGGCCCAAGTTGCAGCAAATCAGGCAGCGCAACAATATCTATATCAGAATCCTTGTTAATATGCCATCCATTACAACAGCAACAAAGCAAGTAACTCAGTTTCCATTCAGATATATTTCGCCATTTAATGACGATCCAGTTGTTCCATTGTATTCGTCAGTTCCACTGTTTACTCCTCAATCTGGATGCTTGCCGTGTGCTGCCTGTGGAAATTATTCTGACCGCAAAAAAATCATTGCTCAACAAGCAATCCGATTTAAGGATTACATTCCTAACGAAATTGCAGGGAATAATCCAAAGGTTGGATTTAATTAATAAATATGAAAACCAGAATCGACTATCGACTCATATCTAAAGACTCATTTGAATTTGGAAATTTACAAGACTTCGCTGAATCGTTTGACCACAAAATTGTCGAACATCCTAACATCAATGTTTACGCTCATTATCGGAACGGTGAGTTGTTTGGCTATTCTGACCATGTTTTCATTCCTACTGTCTATCCAGCTTTTCACCCGAATCATACTAGGCCGCAGGATGTAATTCAAGTAATGAGCGATTGGCGATCTCACGCTCAACTTTCTGGTGGTCTTGGATACATTGGCGTTCCACTTATTGATGATCGTCCAAAATTTACTAATGATGTTATGAGTAAATTGGGATTGACTAAGATGAACAGAGAGATTTATAGTTACGATTCATTGACTTAAAAATGGGTGGAGCAAGCACAGTAAACGCAAGTAGCTATTTTTCAAAACGCGATCCATCGCGTGACATTGCTATTGCAATGATGATGCAACAAGCCCAACAGCAACAGATGCAGAATCAAGCAGAAATGCTTAAAATGTATTCTGAAATGACTCCAGAGCAACAGAGATATGATGCAGCCGCTCAATCTCGTAGGGCCGCAGAGCTTGGACTTGGTAATATTTTGCGACAAAGGGAATTGGAGCGCATTTCCAATCCTCAAGAAGCCGCAATGCGACTTGCTCAATCTAAGCAGATTGAAGACCTTACTGCACAGCAAAATGCGGATCAGTATATGCGCGAGTATATGCGAACTGAAGGACTTCCAACGCAATACGAGACTGGCCTTGGCGACTCTACTATTGGCCGTGCTGCAATGTATGATCGTGCGCTTGCAGCTAAACAGGCATACGAGGAAAATCTAACTGCACAACGCCAATCATATCTTGCAAGAACACAAGCCCCAGTTGGCGGTTTATCTCCAGAGACATCTATTGCGGGAAAAATGGGGGCTGAAGCTCAAAACATTGCCGCAATGGAAGCATATAAACAAGGGATACTTGGTAGTGCTGGTCAACTTGGGCAAACAGGCTTTCAATCTGCAATGAATCAATTTTCTAATCTTGGAGGAATGCAGAATGCTCAACAGCAGTCTCAGCAAACATATCAACAGGCCATGCTTGACAATCAAGCTCAAAATCTAGCATCTCAACGCGCAATTACTGGCGCATATATTCAAGCTGGTGGACAGGCCGCATCTTCTGCTATTGGTGCTTATGGGAAAACTGGTGGATTTGGGACTACAGGAACAAAGCCTCCAGTAGATATGTCTGCGGCTGGGTATCAACATTAAAATGAAAAGACCTGACGACACATCTATGTTTGCGCTGATTGCTGGTAAACAAGCAATAGGTAGTCAGTATTTGCAGGGCCAAGCAGACCTTCTAAAGGCATACGCTGAAATGCCTCCAAAGACTCAAACATTCGATGCTGGGAGAACATCTAAAGAAGCTGCCGAATTTGGACTTGAAAATATCACTCGCTCTCGTGAGCTTGAGGGGCTAACTGATCCAGAAGCTGCAAGAATGCGTAGTCAGATGGGAGGCAAGGTTGCAGAGCTTTCTGATATTTCCGCAATTCAGCGTAGCATGAATGAGCTTGCAAAGAAGCAAGGATTGACTTCTGGGTATACAACTGGACTTGGTGGAACCATTGGCCGCGCTGCAATGTATGACACTGGGACTGAAGCTGGCAGGCAGGCAAGACTTCGCGCTCTTGCTCTGCAACAAGGATACCTCGCTCAAACTCCTGCCCCAGTTGGAGGACTTGATCCAGCAACTGCTATCCAAGCTGAAATGGCGGCTAAAGCAGCTAACTTGCAGGCAATGCAGCAGTATCAACAAAATGTGATTTCAAGTGGTCAAAGATTGCAACAATCTACTTCTGATTTCATCAATCAGAATCTTGGTGAACTCTCCCAAGCGAATAATATTTCTCAACAGAACAAGCAAAACTACGAGCAGGCAATGTATAACAATGCTGTGCAAAATGCAGCTTCTAAGAATGCAATGACTGGTCAGATGATTGGTGCTGGAGGCGCAGTGGCTGGAGCGGCGTTAGGGGCGGCAATTATTATTTAATGAGACATCACCTAATAAATAAAACAATAAATAGAATAAAAGAGTGGAACAAAAGATGGCCTAGATCAGTAGTATTATGGAGTGGAGGAAAAGACTCTACTGCATTGCTTCATTTGATCCGATACGAGGCAGAGATTGATATTCCTGTTGTTCAGTATCGTCAGCCAAAGTTCCGTGAGCGATATGCCTATTCTGATCGCTTAATCAAAGAATGGAACTTGGAGGTATATGAGTATCCTCCGATGAAGGTGTCATTGGCAGATGGCCCAGATGTCAATACTGGCGAGGTTCGCTTCGATATGCTCCATTATTTTCAATGGGGCAAGAATTGTGTTGTCTTATCTTTAGGCACAGAGAAGCCAAAGCCAGATGAAAAATTCTTGTGTGGGGTTGATGACTTCTTGCAACGACCTACTGGCACATTTAATTGGCCGTGGGGGGCAGTATTTATCGGAACAAAATACGAAGACACAGACTTGATTAAGGGTCATGTGCCACTTGCTCAAGACATCCGAATTGTTGATGGTGCGCCAGTATCCCTATATCCAATGCGTGATTGGACTGATGATGAGATATTCCAGTATCTTGAAGAAAGCGGTGTTGAGCCTGACCCTACTCGCTACATAAAGGAAAATGGACAATGGAAAAACAATCCAGATAAGTCATTAAATGCCGACTTCTATCCAGCTTGTTTTAATTGCGTGAATCGCCATTTAGGTCGCCATGTGCATTGCCCTAAACTAAACGCCACTATCACGAATATAAGCGAAATTGCTCCATACGAAGACATCGTTATTGATGACCTTGGATTTCGTCCTGTGGAATGGAAGAAGTAACAAGTGAAGACTGTATTTCTTGCGGTGCTTGCTGTACTTACAAATGGTCTTGGCCGATTCTTAAGCGTGACAGATCGGATGCAGAAAAGATACCGAAAGAAATGCAACGAGGAGACTATCCTTTGATGAAAACTGAAAATAACAGATGCGTGGCATTACAAGGAACTGTGGGAAATTGCGTATCATGCTCAATTTACTTTGACAGACCAGATTCTTGTAGGCATTTTAAGCCGAATGGCGATTTATGCCTTGAAGCAAGAAAAAAACTAAACATTAAAACTTAACTTATTTAATATTATGGGTGGATCACGAAGAAGCGGAGGTGGAGGCAAAAGCGGAGGAGGACAATCTTCCCCAGACCCGATGATGGGCTATCTTGCTATGATGCAGCAGCAACAGGCGGCACAAGCTGCCGCTGCTAGACAAGCCCAACAGCAAGCAATCATTCAAGCTCAAAAACAATCTGCACTTGCATCTGCCCGTGAAGGACAAATGGCAGCTCAACAAACTCTTTCTCAAGCTGGCTCAATGCAGCAAGCAAAAGATATTGCCGCGCAGCAGGCTCAACAGCAGGCCACATCTGCCGCTGGGACTTCTGCTGTTGGCGAAGGATTTGATATTGCAAAAGCGCAACAAGAGCAATCGGCAAACCTTGCTGGGGCTGGAGCTATTCCATCAACCGCTCCTCTGCCATTTTATGGGATGGATAGCATGAATGCTGGTGCTGGATCAACTGGTAAATCATCTAATCTCTTTAATCTTCCAAAAACCAGTGGTATAACATTTGGTGGACAATAATCATGGCTGATTTATTTTCTTGGCTAACTGATAAGGGTAAAAAGAGGATGAGCGTTGGCTCCACCTCTTCAGGAAACGGCTCTTCACGAAGTAGCTCTTCAGATGCCCTACTAGCACTTCAACAGCAACAAGCCGCTCAAGCCGCTCAAGCCGCTCGTGCCGCTGAAGCTGCTCGTCGCCGAGAAATAATTAATCAGCAGAAAGAGGCTGGATTTGCTGCCGCTCAACAGGGTGAGGCTCTTGCTAGACAGCAATTGGGCCAGTTTGGAATGCAGCAGCAAGCAGCCGATAAGGAGGCATTGACTCGCGCACAACAAGCTCAAGGCGCGGCAGGATCACAAGCAGTTGCTGGTGGAGCGCAACCACAAACCCAAGCTCAGAAACTAAATTCTATGGGAATTGGCGGTGCTGGCGCAATAGCTGGGCTTAGAGATGTATATGGTGGGCAAGTCGCAGCTAATTTGGGTGCAGGAGGAACTGGACAACCATCAAATACATTTCAACTACCTTCTATTTTTAATCTTACCTTCGGAGGCTCCTAATGGCTGACTATTCTTTCTCTCCTCAATTCGCTAATCTTAGTGGTCTTCAACCATTGCCAGCACTCGATGTGACTCGCGGTGCTGCATTGCAGTTCCAGCCACTTCAAGCTATCCAGATTCAGTCTTCTCGACCAGAGCTTGTAGCTGAAGGCATCGCTGGTGCTGTTTCTAGCATTGCTCAAGGCGCATTGAGTGGAATTACTGCTAAATACGAGAAGGAAGAGGCGGAAGAAAAAGAGAAGCGTAAGTATGCTCACGAGCTTATGCTTTATGGTGCTAAAGAGAAATCTGATAATGCAGATTTTTACGCAAAAGAAGAGGCTAGGTTTATTTCTGAAAATAGCGGTAAACCGGGGTTTGCTAAAAAGTATGATGAATTTAAGAAGGCTTATTCTGGATTTTCTGACAGAGTTCCAGAAACTAAAGTTGATAAGGAGCCTTCTGATTATAAAACTGTAGAAGAGCCGCTTCCAGACGCTGAATTTTTAGATTCAGGAGATATTCCTGAAGAAAGGCCCGGAGTATTTAGTTGGAAACCTGCTCCAAGGATGCCCCAAGAAAAGCCAGCATTGGAGGCTATGACAGTTTCTACAACTGCTGCGCCTCCTGCTCAAGTATTAGAGGAATTGCCAGAACCGGAGCGTCGTCCTCAAGTTGTTACTACACAGAAAAAACAAATTGAAGGCGTTGATTATACAAAATATCCAGAGCCGCCATCCTATGGACAAATCGAAACTGATGAAGAAGCGCAAAATCTCGCCTCTGAGTTAAATAATCAACTAAAAGATACCAACCCAGATTATGAATATAAAGTCATTAACTTAGGTAAAGCAGAAGAATACAAAACTGTTGTTCCAGTAAGCATTAGGGATAAAAGAATTGGAGAGCAACAAGATATAGCTTCAGCTCAAAGAGAGCAAAGAAAAGAAGCTAGAGAGGAAGCCGAGGCAGAAAGAAAGTCTCAAGAAGCTGAAGAAAAATCTGGCAAAATAACAAAAGCCAATGTAAGTCAATATAAAACACAAGTAGATCAGGCCGCATCTTCTGTAAGGGAAATTAATGATTTGATTAGTTTAATAAATGAAAATCCTTTAACATCAGTTGGCGGATGGAGCACTATTGCATCAAAAATACCCGGAAATAGTCCAGCAAAAATTGCAAGGGGAATGATAAAAACAATTCATGCTACCACAGCATTAAATGCAATGATAGGATTAAAACAAGCATCTCCAACTGGAGCATCTGGATTAGGAGGATTGACAGAGGGAGAGCGCGAAGCATTGGCTTCTACAGAAGGATCATTTGATTTAGACAATCTTCCATCAGAATATATTATTCCTAGACTTGAAAGACTTAGGGATGCAAGGCTTAAACTTATTAAAATGTCTGGAAGTGAAATTAAAAAGGTTGATCCAGAATTTAATTTGCCAGAATTGCAATACCCATCTTTGGAAAAGAAACCATCTAAATCAAAAAAAGAAATGATTTCAGCCATTCATCCAAACGGAGCGCGAGTTAAAATTGACAAAAAAGATATTGAAGCCGCAAAAAAAGAAGGCTATCAAATAATTGAATAATTTATATGGCAATTGATTTTGTTCCAGAGGAAGAGGAGGAGGACACTGATATTAAATTCACTCCAGAGGACGAGATTGCCCCTGAAGAAGAACCTTCAATGACAGCGAAGGGAGCTGCTGGCGCAGTAGTTCGTGGCGTTTCCCCTACTGCCGCTCAAGCTGGAGCAGGGGCGTTGCTTGGTCTTCCATTTGGCCCTGCTGGAATGGCTGTTGGTGCTGCTGGTGGCGTTGTTGCAGGTCAACTTGCAGACCTTACCATTGATTTAGTTAATTCAAACTTTGGAACAAAGTATTCAAATACTAAAGATGCCGTAACTCACCTTTTGGATAAAATTGGAGTTCCTGAACCCGAATCATCTGGAGAAAAGATTATTGAGGCTGTTTCTGCTGGAACATCTCAAATGGGCGGTGGCGCAAAAGCACTTGGAACAATTAGTAAGGCGATTCAACCCGAAACAATTCTTCCTGTTGGCGAAAGGATTTCTGCTGAAGCAACTCGCAGATTCACTAAACTAATGGGCGAGCGTCCTGTCGTGCAAGCTGCCGCTGGTGGAGCCGCTGGTGGCGTAATGGAGAAGATGAAGCAAGAAGAAGCAGGCCCATTAGCTCAACTTGGTGGAGGTCTTGGTGCTGGTATTGCTGTTCCAATTGCAGCAGGACTTGGACGAGGCGCACTAACTCTTCTCCCTAAATCTGCCGCTCAAAAGACAGCAGAAGCTGAAAAACTTGCTTCCAGCGCATATCAGTCAATGGTTTCAGATAAAGCTCAAGCATTAGATGACTTGGCTCGTTCTCAAGAAGTAAGTAATGCTCAAGTTAAAATGATGACTGGTGACATTACTGGTGATCCCGGTCTTTTGGCTATGCAGGATATGCTAGAGCGTGAATCCAATATTCTTGCTAGTAGGAAGCTAGAAAATATTGCTGGTATGTCTCGCAAACTTGGTGAAGGACTTGCTCCCAGTGGGGCTTCCCCTGAAGAGGCTCAACAATACTTCAAATCAGTAATTGATAATATCGTCTCTGAATCAGAGAAAAACAAACAGACTGCATTAGCTCAAGGAGATGCGGAGGCTGCTAAATTGATTGAAGAGGCTGGAGCAAAAGCGGCGGCAATCAAGGCCGAAGCAGATAAGGGAGTGCTTAATGCTGAAGATGCCTTCCAGCAAGTAAAAGATGAGTATGAAAATCTTTTCTCTGATCTTTCAACACTTAAAGAATCAACTGTAAAAGACAAGTTGAGCGAAAGCGCATTTGAAGCAATTAAGCGTCAGAAAGATCGTGAGAAAATTTATATCAATGATCTTTACGATGCCGCAGAAAAAGAAGTTCCTAAGTTCTATCAAAAGAACACAGCTGAAGCTAAGGCTGGATTGGTAAAAGAGTTTGGAGAAGAACGGCGACTCCCTGCTGAAGTTCAAAAAATCCTTGGTGAAGTTCAAGATGCAAAGGGAAACATGAAACTTCGCACACTTGATCAGCTTCGCGCAGATATTCGTGCTATTAATTCTGAAATTCGTGCCGCTCAATCTAGTTCAGCCAGACAAGCAGAAGTTCCAGCCTTGATTAAATTCAAGCAATCGCTGAATGATGATATTGCATCCCTTGAAGATGTTAGTGGAAATCTTAAAAAGGCCAATCGCGCATATTATGAATATGCTCAAAGGTATAAAGAGGGAGCATCTGGAGATGTTTTTGGCCCCAAAGCACTTAATTCTAAAACAATAGATCAGTTTATTGGAAGAAGTGAAGCCTCTGCATCTCCAGAAGAAATTCAAAGATTGCGTGATGCTATTATTGGTAAAAAGGATATTCCTAATCTAACGCCAGATCAAGTTGTAGCCGCAGAAGCTGATAGGGCAACAGCTATTCGTAATGTTTCGGACTGGGTATTAAGCAAGATGTCTGGTGAAGTAAAGGGAACTAAAACATCTAAATCCATTGAGAATTGGTTGCAAACCAAGGGAAATCGAATCCTTGAGATTTTCCCTGAATCCAGAAAAAGAATCTCTGAGATTCAAGATAAATTCGCAACTCTTGAAGATCAAGTTGCTAATGCTAAAAAATCAGTTCTTGATTTCAAGAAGCAGAGAATAGCAGAAGGACAAAATGCTTCTATTGTTGAGTCACAAGCTAATGCTTTAGCAAAAGAAATTGAAAAGAATTATCAAGAGCAAGTCAAAAAACTTGATGATGAAATAAAACTTGCTACTAATCCAAACTCTAATCCTGCTGCAAGGTTTATTGGCGGAAATCCATACGAGGTTGTTAATAAAGTAATGTCTAACAAGGTTAATGCTGAACAGCAAGTTCAGAATCTGTTGGAACAAGCATCGAAAGACACAACAGGAAAAGCCACAGAAGGTCTTAAAAACGCATTTAGAGGATGGATGAATAGCCAAGCAAGGACAACATCAAAAGAAAGCGTAGGCAAAGGCATTGCTTCACATGAGGCTAACCTTTCAGACTTCCAAGTTGATCTTAAAAAGATGAATGACTTGATGCAAAAAGGTTCTGCAACTAGGAACTCGCTTGAGATGGTATTTGGAAAAGACTCTCCAGAACTTGAAGCAATGGACACTGTTCGCCAACAGCTTGATATGATGTCTCGTCGTTCCAAGCTAAAGGTTTCTGGGTTTCAATCTCCAGAAGATAAAGCTCAAGATATTAAAGACACTGTTCTTGAGCTTGCTGGAATTGGTCTTGCAGGCATCAAGGGGTATGTTGCATGGAAGTCAACTGACCTTGTTAAGAAAGTTCAGCGTCAGTATAATAAGGAAGTCATTGATCTATTCAAGAATATGATGATTGATTCAATGACTGATCCAGAGCTTGCCCGTAAATTGCTATTGAAGGTTAATGAAGAAAACTTCCCAGCAATTCAGCGTATGTTTGCTACCTATGGCATTCAGAATCTCAAGGCATCTGATTTTGGGTTGAAAACAACTGAACAACCTCAAGAAGAAAATCAAGAATCTGAAATTTCTTTTGAGGAAGAATAATTCATTGCATTCAAAGTAAAATTAACATACAACATAAAAACTATGCCAATCCGTAAATGTGCCTCACAAAATTGTTTTGATCGTAATGTAGCTGCTGAAATTCGTTCGGGCAAAAAACCAGCTCAAGCTGTAGCCATCGCCTATAGCGTTCAGCGCAAGGCTCGCGCCAAGAAGGCAGCGATGACCCGCAAGAAAGGTAAGTGATGACTTGGAGAAGCCATGACGCATGATTCTCTGGTTTCTCTTGTTCTTGCTATTGCTACTTTCGTCGGAGGTGGATACGCGATGGCATCGGCGTTCTGGTGGGATCAGTAAAGATTCTAAAAAAGATAAATAAATAAATGAAGTTTGAGGCGAAGTCAGTTGATCCATCACTAATGCCATTTAGTGATTCTGAGATTATCGGAGATCATCTGATTATTCCTGTGGTTGATTATGGCGGAAGGGAAGATAATTCATTCCTTGTGGCACTTGGTAAACTGGTCGAAACATTCGTCCGCTCAAAGTCGATTAGTGGCAGCTCGATTGCTGATGATGTCGAGAAGATGGTCTGTGAGCATATTGGATTGAACTGGGATGAGCATTGCGACTGGGTTCAGCGAGCATTGGATGAGGCAGAGCGTAGCCGCAATCTATCACAATCTGTGATACTCCGCGATGGGCCTAGATACTGGGCTGAACTGCATTTGTTCTCACTTCGCAACAGGGGCTGCCAAGACCTAGCATTCATGCAGAGTTGGTTTAAGAACTGGGCTGATTCTATTCCGTGGAATGGTTGTCCGTGCCAACAACATTTTGAGGACTATTGCAAGCAATTTCCTCCAGATTTTTCAGACTTGTGGAAATGGGGAATTGGTATACATAACGATGTCAACTCGCGGAATGGAAGGTCAGCATTGTCTCTTTCTGATGCAGAGAATTTATGGAAAAAAAGACTTACATAAGAGATTCAGCGCATGATCATAGGAAGGCTGGCGTTGATGGCAGCGACTATGATCCGTGGTTCTATGAGACTTGCAAGTTAGTTAATATTGCTTGCGATAAATTCTGGACAATGACAGCAGAACGAGTTAGGCTTAACGAACTTTACTATAAATCTAGGTGGGGCAGAATATAAATATGGTTAATAAATCAAATACATTAGGTGGCAATCATCCTGCATTTCCTGTGCAAGCGTATCCGGGAGATGCTGCAAATCCAAAAGTGCGCCCGAATACTGGCATGAGCATGAGGGACTATTTTGCGGCTCAAGCTATGAATGGATTGCTTGCTAATCCAGAAGAGTTCGGTGAAAATATTCCCGTTAAGGATGTCGCAGAATTTGCTTTTGAAATGGCAAATGCCATGATTGAACAACGAGAGAAACAATGAAAAAACAAACATCCGCGAGTCTTAAATTTGAGACTCCAACAATAACCACAACAGCAGACAGCAATCCGAAGAAAACAAACATTCGCGTTTCTATGATGAAACCGAAGAAGTCTAAAATAAATATCATCCGAAAGAAATAATATGAGCCAAGAAAATACACAACCAGAGCAAATCAGCGAAGACCATGCTAAGGCCATTGACCATGTGCTGAAGCAAATCGACATTACTACTGTCTCTGCTCACGATGTCTTTGCTGACATCATCAATCGAGCAAAGCGTTTCAACTTTGAACTGATGGTTGCTTGCTCTTTAATGGAGAAAGTTCTTATTAAAGAAAAAACCGAATCTATTGAACAAGGAAATGAAGATGAAGGACAGCGAGTGGAATCGTAACGGAAAAGGCGACAAACCGCGCACCAAGACATGGGAGCGCAAGTGGCAAGATAACTACGATGAGATTGATTGGTCAGAGCATCGTAATAAAAAGAAAAATACTGATCGCAAAA